GCGCGGTACCACGAGCTCATCCAGATGCTGACCGAAGAGTCGGCGGCCACGTGGAACCGCTCTCCCGAGTACATCGAACTGTACAAGCGCCGCAACACCTTGCGGGCGGTCAACAGAACGTTTGGGACTCGCGTGGAGGTGGACGACGTACAGGTGTCGGGGCAGCCCAACACTGCCTTCGACACGGGTGAGCGAAGCTCCCTGCCGGTCATTTACTGGCTGGATCGGGGGGTCGAGCTGGCCGCACTGGAGGGCGGTGACGACGATGTTGTCGTCATACCGCGCCAGTATGGCATTGGTCCAGATGACTACGTGACGCTGAGTGCCAAGTTTGGCATCAAGCGGAAGTGCAAGGCGGCGCGCGGTCTCTGGGACATCACCTTTTGCCAACGCATCCTCTTACCGAGGGACGATGGCGGTTTCGAGTTTGTGCCGAAGATCGGCCGGTTCTTGTCGCGCATGCCTTACAATGCCAACGACATGCCGTGGGACGTGTTTGCCGTCGCCAGGGGATTCCATGACCTGGTTGCGGACGTGCCCTTCCTCAGCGAGTTCGTCGCTGCGCATCTCAAGCACCGCGCTCGCGGGCCTACGGCCCGGTTTGCGGAGCATGTAATGCGCCCGGGCGGACAGTGGCGCATGGCCCCTGAGGGCTGGTCCTGGCTCAACGCGAAGTACGGCGTCGAGCCATGCCATCTGGATCTCTTCAAGCAGCACCTCAAGGAGATGACTGCTACGCCCCCCCCCGCCTTACACCCGTGGCCATTGCTCACGGTGTTTCTGGAGGTGGAGAGCGGTGAGTGACCTGGCTCCGTGTGTGGTCGGCGTGAAATCCAGCTCACAACTGGTACCATTCGCCGTGACAGTGTGTGGCAATGAGCCCCAAGAAATCCCTCGCGGGCTACGCCCTTCAGCAAGGCGTCAGTATAACCGAGCTGCCATCGCCGAATTGGCGGGGGCCTGCAGTTTGCCGCGGCTGCAGGCGTGAACATAGGCTCCCACAGAAGTGGGCACGTCGAACTGGCGTGTACGGTGTCTAAACAGGCTGGGGCCCTGTACCGGAAATTGACTAGATCCCCTGTTGGGTGTAGTGCCACCCTTCTTCTTACCAACGGCTAGCTGAATGTAAAAGCAGACCACAGTGTAAGTTTTTGCCATGAGTAAGCAAGTTAACCAGACGCAGAGGCTAAATCAGCAGATCGGCGACCTCACTAGTCGCATTGATCAGCTGGTTGCGTCACAGCCGGACAAAAAGCCCAGCGACGTTTTGAAGCAGGCCGTGAAGAAAGCCGTCAAGCGCAAGGTCAAGGCTTTGGGGAAATCTGCCCTGAAGTCGGGACTCGGCGTGGCGCGGCGCTTCATCGGTATGGGAGACTATCAGGTGTCCAACGGCGTGGCTTTCAACAGCCTCGTCCGCGGTGCCTCGGTCCCCAGTGTCGTCGGGTCAGGGACACCCCTGACCATTCGGCAGTCGGAGTATCTCGGCGACGTCGCCGGGTCGTCCGCCTTCTCCATGCAGACGTTTGCCTTGAACCCGGGGGTTTTCACCCCTTGGCTAAAGAACATTGCTCGTCTTTACGATCAGTGGTCGCCTCTTGGAATGGTGTTTGAGATCCGCACGACCTCGTCGGATTATTCCGCTGCTGTCGGCCTCGGCACCATTGTTGCCGCCGTGGAGTACGATCCATTGGATCCGCTCTACGCCAACAAGATTGATATGGAGCAAGCAGAGGGCGCCATATCTTTCAAGCCTTCCGTCACCGCCTTTTGCGGTGTCGAGTGTGACCCGCGGCTGCGACCGACGCAGCTGCTTTACACCAGGCTCGACGCCCCTCCCTCGGGGTCCGACATCCGTCTCTACGACCTGGGGCGGTTTTGTGTCGCGACTCAGGGGCAAGCGGGCGATGCCATCGGCGCTTCCCTCGCCGAGGTGTGGGTCCACTATGACGTCACCTTCTTTAAGAAGGCCAACAAGGTCGACTTTGACCCAGATGTTATCCGGAAGGAAATCGTGATCATGTCTCATGGCACCTTTTCCGCCGAGGCGCATCTGTTTCAACCCTCCGCCCCCGCGAACACTGTGTATGTCAGCGGGGGACTTACCCTGACGAGTGTGGATACGGACTCCATCACTGTCGCGGGCGCTACGATCGGACGTTGGTACCGGGTTGAGATCCAGTACTACGGGTCGTATGGGGGGGAGAAAGCGTCAGTCACCACTCCCTGGACCTCTTTTGGCACCCAGCCCACTTTCACCACGACCGGTTGCGAGTTACCTACCTCTACTGGGTTTCTTGTTCCCGCGGGATGGATTTGGGACGGGCCCGGCTATCCCGACTCGGCCGGCTCGATTTACAACACTGATTACAACATTCTCGGGACGTTTGCTGTCATCGCCACCGCCACTGAATTCACCATCACTGGCGATGGCTCGGCACCTACGAACGTGAGTGACACAAAGGTGATTGTGACCGAAATGGCCCCACCGCTTTACCTCCCTGGCTAGGGGGGGCGGTCATTGTGGGCGGACTTTGAAATGCGCACCGTGCCATTGCTGGGCACTAGCGAGTGGCCTGACGTCGTGCCCTATTATAATGGGAATTTCGGCGAGCAGATCACCACTTACTATGTGAACAGCGGGCCGGGCATCGATTGGTTCCGCGTCCTAGTTGATGACTCATATCTCAACAACGGATTCATCTGGTGCAAGTTTGGGTACTTGTAC